CCTCCCACGCTGAAGGAGGGAGGGTGTAACTGAAAAGGAGAAGAGAATGGCGGCGGAACGCGGGAGTGCGTTTTTGCTTAAGATCGGCGACGGGTCGGTGACGCCTGCCTATTCAACGGTGGCGGGGCTCAAGACCACGCAGTTGTCGATCAACGGTGACGCGGTTGCGATCACCAACAAGGGCAGCGGCGGCTGGCGCGAGCTCCTGTCGGGCGCCGGCGTGCGCTCGGTGTCAGTCGCGGCGAGCGGGATTTTCACCGGGAGCGCGGCGGAAGCTCAGGTGAAGGGACTCGCACTTTCAGGCGCGCTTGAGGATTATGAGCTGAGCTTCGAGAGCGGCGACCGGATGCGCGGCAAGTTCCTGGTCACGCGGCTCGAATATGCGGGCGATTTCAACGGCGAGCGCAACTACACGCTCGCGCTCGAGAGCTCGGGCGAAGTGGTCGGGCTGTGAGCGCTAATCTCATTCGGGCGAACGCATATCGGGGCGAAGCGAGCCTCGACGTTGGCGGCGAGCACTTGTTGCTGCGTCCCACGTTCGGGGCGCTTGTCGCCGCCGAGGAAGAGCTGGGATCACTCTTCGAGATCGTCGAACGGGCTGCGGAGGGTTCGCTCAAGCTGCAGCAGATTGTTGCACTCTTCGACCACCTTTCGCGCGGACGGCCGAAGGCGATCACACGCGAGCGGATCGGTGACGCGGTCGTCGAAAAGGGCCTGGCGGGCGTGACACCGACGCTGAAGCTGGTGTTGACGCAGATTTTGCAGGGACGCTGATGGAGCGGTTCGGCGAAAGCGCGGCGCAGCTCAGTAGCGCGGTTGCGATGCTGCTCGGCTGGCGCCCGGACGATTTCTGGAATGCGACGCCGGCGGAGCTGACCCTGGCGCTGCAGGCTCCCGAGGCTGCCGCCGAAGGACCGGACCTGACAACGATCGAAGCGCTCCGGCGACGCTTTCCCGACGAGAAAAGAAGCTAGTCATGGACGAGGAAATTGAGCGGCTGGTGGTCAGCGTGCGTGCGGACACCGCGGGATTTGCGCGCGACGTCGCCTCGATGCGGGGCGAGCTCGAAGGGCCACTCATATCAGGGGCAGGACGCGCGGGGCGGATGATTGACAATGCGCTCGCGCGGGCGATCACGACAGGAAAGGTCGGCTTCGACGACCTGAAGAAAGTCGCGTTGTCGGCGATGGCCGAGATTGCGCAGGCTTCGCTGCGCGGGTTGTTCAGCTCGGCAGGCGGTGGGGCTGGACTTGGCTCTGGGCTGATCAACGGCCTCAGCAGCCTCGTCGCGTCACTCTTCGGCGCGCCGGGCCGCGCGACGGGAGGGCCCGTCAGCGGCGGCCGCGGGTATGTGGTCGGCGAACGCGGTCCGGAGTTGTTCGTACCGTCGAATGGCGGACGGATCGAGCAACTTGGTGGCGGCGGCCGAGATGTGCGTGTGGCGATCGCGATCCAGACGCCCGCGCCCTCGGACCCGCAAGTGCTGCGGCAATCAAGCCGGCAGGTCGCACGCGCGGTGCGCTCGGCCCTGGCGGAACGGCAATGAAAGTCTGGTTCACGCGACCGGACGCGAAGATCGTCCGGACACACGTCAAAAGATTCGACCCCCTCCACTGGACGGTCGATTTCCCGCGCGGAACGGTCGCGAGCCTCGTCACGACGGCGGATGCGCACGGGCTCAGCGTTCAAAGCGAGTTCCTGCGCAAAGGTGACCTCGTCGGTTTGATTTATGAGAGCGAGGATCGCGTCGCACATCCGGCGCACGCGCGCGAGACAAGCCGCGATTATTCGCACTGCCAGCTGAGATTTCACTGGCAGTCGAGTGGCGTAGTCGCGCTCGATGCGCTGAACGGACCGACCCTGACGATCGAGGGAACTGATGCGGCCGGCAATCGGCAATCGTGGTTCGTGCGGCTGTGGAATTATGCGAGCGGCGCGCCGACCGATGCAGAGATCGCGCTCGACTTTGATGCTCTGGACGGCGGCTTCGCCTTGCCAGCGGACGCGGACCGGGTGGACCCGACCCGGATCGATCGTATGTTCATCAGCCTGGTCGCGCCGGGCTATGTCGAAGGGTCAGCGGAGCTATTCGCCGCGCCCGTGCAGGGACTGGTCGAGATCTCGAACATCCGCTGCGACGGGTCCGGGAGCGTCCTTGCGATCAACGACCCGTTCGTCCCGGAGCATGAGCTGCGGATCGCGACGGCCTATGACGATCTCTACAATATGCCGCCCCAGCGGATCGTCGAGGCGGTGGAGCGGCTCGGCTATCGCGGGGTCATCAGTCACTACATCGGGATGAGCCATTATTTCGGGCTCAACGGTACGGGGGAGCTTGATGCGGGGCGGACGCTGAATAGCGCTGCCCTTGCCTGGCACCGCGACTTCGCGCGGGCGGTGAAAGCGCGCGGATACGAGCTGATCTGGTCTGTATCGTACGAGATCCTCGACATGTTCTGTCCGGCGGCGTGGAAGCAGCGGGCGTTCGACGGTTCTCAGGCACTGACCGCGTGGGATCCGCCCTCGACACTGGTGTCCCCTGCGAATGCGGCGGCGATCGATTTCCTGAAAGCCGTTGCGGTCGAGCTGGTGGCAATCTCGCAGGAGATCGGACTCCGGCCGCAGGTGCAGATTGGCGAGCCCTGGTGGTGGGTGACCCAGAGCGGCGCGATTTGTCTCTACGATGATGCGGCGAAGGCGGTGTTCGGCGGCGATCCGGTCGAGATTGGCAACGTCCGCGGCGCGCTGAGCGCGGCGCAGCTGCAATTGCTCGACCACGCGGGTGCCCTCCTTGCATCGTCAACGGTCGCGATTGCGAGCGCCGTGAGAGCGGCGGACGCGCGCGCAAAGGTGCTGCTGCTAACTTATCTGCCGACCGTGCTCGATCCAGCGGCGCCGGAGCTCGGGCGCGCTAACCTGCCGCTCGAGTGGGCGCGGCCGGCCTTCGATGTGCTGCAACTCGAAGATTATGAGTGGGTGACCGCGGAGCGGGTTGGAGTCCGGGCGGCGGCTCGCGCGCAGGTGGAGGCGCGGCTCGGCTATATCGTGAGCGATCAGCATTACTTTTCGGGCTTCGTCGCGAGCGCGGACGATCGGGCACAGTGGGCCCCGATCCTCGATGCCGCCCTCGATGCAGCAAAGCGCGGCTGCGCCGAGGTATTCCTGTGGGCGCTCCCGCAGGTGCTTCGCGACGGTCTCACCATTTTCGGAAAGGAGCAGGCGGTGGCACCATTCGACGATGTGTCGTTCCCGATCGAGATCGGGCAGGAAGCGAGCGTCGCTCCGGGTTACTCAACGAGCATCGTCACGAGCGCGAGCGGGTTTGAATCGCGGAATGCGAACTGGGCGAGCGCACGGCTGCGGTTCGACGCCGGCCCGGGGGTGCGCGGCGACGCGGAGCTGGAGACGCTGCTGGCGTTCTTCCGCGCTCGGCGTGGTCCCGCCGTCGGCTTTCGGTTTCGAGATCCGTACGACAACAGTTCGAACGGGATGACGGGAACGCCGACGCCGGATGATCAGGCGATCGGAACGGGGGACGGAACAACCGACCGCTTTTCGCTGATCAAGGAATATGGATCGGGCGAACAGCGGCGGGTCACACGGCCGGTCGCCGGGAGCGTCCGCGTGGCGGTGGACGGAAGCGAACTGACCACCGGGTGGATGCTCCAGGAGAAGGGCATCGTTGAATTTTCAACGGCGCCGGCTGCAGGCGCGATCATCACCGCGGGCTTCATCTTCGATGTCGCGGTGCGCTTTGCGGAGGATCGGATTGAGGTGAACCGCGCCACCTTTCTGGCTGGCGAGGCGCCCACGGTACCGCTCATCGAACTGCGCGAGGACTGAGCCATGAGCATTGCGGACGGGGAACTGACCAGCCTTGGCTTGTGCTGGAAGCTCGAGCGGACCGACGGGGCAGGCATCGCGCTCACGAGCCATGACCGGTCGCTGGTCAGCGACGGGATCGCCTATGAGTCGGCACCGGGAATGATGCCGTCGTCGATCACGCGAAGTCTCGGACTCGACCCGGGTTCAGGCGAGGTGGCGGGAGCATTGAGCTCCGACGCGCTCGAAAAGGAGGACCTTGCGCTTGGCCGCTGGGACGGCGCCGCCGTCCGGTTGAGCGCGATCGACTGGAGCGATCCGGAAGCCACGCCGATCGAGCTGCTCGGCGGTGAGATCGGGACCGTGACGATTGATGGGAGCAGCTTCACCGCCGACCTCAACGGCGCGGCTGCCAGGCTCGACGAATCAGTCTGCCCAGCGACATCGCCCGAGTGCCGCGCGAGCTTCGGCGACAAGAGATGCCGCGTCGACCTTGCCGGAAGAAGCATGAGTGCAAAGGTGGTAGCCGCGGACGGCGCGACGCTGACCCTCGACCTGCCGTTGGATGCGCGATTCGTCTTCGGCCGCTTGCGGTACATGAGCGGCATAAATTGCGGACTGGCAAGCGTGATCTTGTCCGTCAGCGGTTCGACCGTTCAGGTTCGAGATGTGCCGCGCGCAGCCGTCGACGCCGGGTGCCGCGTCGAACTGCGCGAAGGCTGTGACAAGAGATTCGCGACCTGCGTGTCACGCTTCGACAATGCAGTGAACTTCCGCGGCGAGCCGCACCTCCCAGGCAACGATCTACTGACCCGCTACCCAGGAGCTTGAATCCATGAGAATCGACTATGCGGCGCGCGCACAGGCGCTCGTCGGCACGCGCTTTCGCGCTCAGGGGCGCGGTGAGGGTGGTCTGGATTGCATTGGCCTTGTGCTGGCGACCTTCGGTATCCCACCGGAGGCGGTGCGTCGCGATTACCGACTGCGCGGCGACTATGTGCATGAGATTCGTAAGCAGCTCGACATTCATTTCCGCCGCGTGCCGCAGACGAAGCTGCAAGCGGGTGACGTGATGCTCCTGGCAGCTGGCGACCGGCAGCTGCACCTCGGCGTTCGCACGACACGAGGCTTCGTCCACGCACATGCGGGGATCAGGCGAGTCGTGGAAACGCCGGGGATGCCCGAATGGCCGGTGCTCAGCGTCCATCGCAAGCGCCGGAGTCGCTGACCCTTGGCAACGCTCGTTCTCAGCACCGTCGGCACGGCACTCGGTGGACCCGTTGGAAGCGCAATCGGTGCGCTGATCGGCCAGTCCATCGACCAGGAGGTGCTGGCGCCAGTCCGCCGTGGACCGCGGGTGGGCGATCTTGCCGTCCAGACATCGAGCTATGGCACGCAGATCCCGCGGATCTACGGAACGATGCGCGTGGCGGGGAGCGTCGTCTGGTCGACCGACCTGATCGAGCACGAAAATGCCGACGGCGCAAAAGGGCAGCCGGACGTCACATACAGTTACACGGTCTCGCTGGCCGTGGCCTTGTCGTCCCGGTCGGCGAAGTCGGTGAAGCGCATCTGGGCGGACGGGAAATTGCTTCGGGGAGCTGCCGGCGACCTCAAGGTCAACACGACCTTTCGGTTTCATGACGGCAACGAAGACCAGGAAATCGATCCGCTGATAGGTTCGGTTGAAGGAATTGCGAACACGCCCGCTTATCGCGGACTCGCGCTTGTTGTGTTCGAGAACCTCGAACTCGCCGAGTACGGGAACAGAATTCCATTCCTCAGCTTCGAAATTGAGGCCGACGACGGACCGCCGAAGCTCGGATCCGTGCTTGTCGATGCATCTGCGGGCGCAATCGCCTGCGATGCCGCGCGGCCGCTCATGGGCTTTGCGGCTTATGGGCGATCGATCAAGAGCGCGGTCGAGCCGCTGGTCGACAGCTTTGGCGTCGAATTGTTCGATGATGGAACGGTCGTTCGGTCGGTCGGCAATGACGCTCCGCTGAACGTTAGCCGCGAAGAACTCGGCAACAGCGCCGATGCAGAGGCCGCGCCGCAGCTGCATCGGGAGCAGTTTCCCATCCGCTCGGTGCCAGCGGCCCTTCGCCTGACGTATTATGATCCCGATCGCGATTACCAGACCGGTGAGGCAAGGGCGGTCGCGAGCGAACAGCCGGGGAATGAGACCCAACAAGAGCTCCCGGTTGTATTTAGTGCCGCGGATGCGAAATCGCTTGCGCAGGACGTGCTCGCGCGAGCCTGGGCACAGCGGGACAAGCTCACCGTGCATCTGCCTCCTGCCAGGCTCGCGCTTCAGCCGGGAACAACGCTCGAGCTTCCGTTAAGGCCGGCGCGTTGGACGATCGAAAAGAAGATTGTCGACGGCTTCGTCATCACCGCTGAATTGCGGCCGTCAGTCAGTGGCGGGGCCGAGGTTGCCGGTGACGCGGGCCGCATCGTCGGCAACGGCGACGTTGAAATGGGCCCGGTCAGTGTGGCCTTATTCGATCTACCCAACATCCTTGGACTTTCCGCTATCGCGCCAGCGGTGTTGCTGGCAGCGAGCACGGCCACGAGCGGGTGGAAGCGGCGGCCAGTGCAGATCGAATTCGGTGGACAGATTGTTGCTGCAGAAACATCGCGGACGAAAGGGCTGCTTGGTCACTCTGTAACAGCGCTTGCCGACGCTCAGCCGCACCTGATCGACGATCAACACAGCGTCGAAGTCCTGTTACTCGACGCCGAGCAATGGCTGACAAGCTGCGACGACCAAGCACTCGCTGCAGGAGAAAACCTGGCGGTGCTCGGAACCGAGCTCATTCAATTCGGACAGGCTATTCCGCTCGGAGAAGGCCGGTTCAGGCTCAGCCACTTGCTTCGCGGGCGCGGCGGCACGGAGTGGGCAAACGCTGGCCACGGCGCAGGCGAGGCATTTTGCTTGATCCAGGCTGCGGCCCTGCAGCCGATTGTGCTCCCGGCCTGGACCCTTGGATCCGAAATCACAGCGCAAGTAAGCGGTGGCACTGCAGCAACGATCATGTTCACTGCGGAAACCTTGCGCCCGCCGTCGCCGGTCAATGTTGTCGCGGATCGACAGGCCAACGGCGACATCATTGTCAGCTGGACCCGCCGCAGCCGGCAGGGCTTCGCGTGGCTCGATTATGTGGATGCGCCACTTGGGGAAGCGCGCGAGCAATATGCCATTGAGATCCGCGGAAGTGCGGCGACGATCGAGTTGGAATCCGCCGCTCCAAACCTGACCGTATCGGCTGTGATTCTGTCGGGTGTCGGCGCCGGTCCGACAACTATCCAAGTGCGGCAAATCGGCGATTTAGCCGCATCTCACGCTGCCGAAACAATCATCATTCTCTAGGAGCACGTTGATGAGCGCCACTCCGCGACTCGGATTGCCGTTTCTCAGCGCCGGACAGGCGCAGAAGGAATTCTTCCATAACGAGGCGCTACAGACGCTGGATGCCCTGGTCGCAGCGGCAGTGGAGGAGGGGCCGCGACCAGACCCGCCTGGCGCGCCGGGTATCGGTGACTGTTATATTGTCGCCGTCTCGGCGACGGGCGTTTGGGCAGGAAAGTCCCAATCAGTGGCGGCGTTCACAAACGGCGGGTGGCGTTTCATCGCGCCTGTCGAAGGCATGAGCGTCTTCGTGAAAGCGAATGGCAACTGGGCAACATATCGCATGGGCGCGTGGGAGCTGGGGACGCTGCGCGGCTCAAGCGTTGTCATCGGC